TAATGACGCAATGCTCGAACTAACGAGCAAAGTCGATTGGGAAATGGGGAGGAGAGATTTTCGTTTCTTTTTTGAGGACATCTGTAAATTCCAATTAGCCCATTTTCACAAAGAATGGTATGAAAATGCAGAGAAATACAACAAAGTGTGTGTAATTGCAAGTCGTGATCACGGTAAATCGGTATTCTTTCGATGTTATCTCCTATGGAAAATGGCATACAATCCAGGAACAGAAGTCCTGTTTTTCAGCCACAGTCAGCATCAATCAATAGATCATATGGGCAAAATGGATGAATTGATCGTCACCACTCCTGCCTTAGCCCATCTAAAACCGAAAAGAGGATGGGCGAAGCAATTGTTCAAGATGACAAATAAATCATCCATACGAGCTATGTCCATAGGAAAAGCGGTTCGTGGTGCTCACCCCGACATAGTTGTCCTGGATGACATTCTATCAAGTGAAGCCGATACTCAATTGAAATCCATATCTACATGGTTTTACACTGCATTACTTCCTGTTCTCCACCACACGGCTCAAATGTGCGTTGTAGGAACTCCTTTCTCATATACTGACCTTTATTCAGAATTGAAAGGATTAGATGGTTATTGCGTAAGAGAGTATCCTGCAATTAGTGAAGAAACAGGTGATCCTTTGTGGCCCGAGCGTTGGAGTTTGGAAGCACTCAACACTAGGCGGGGCGAAATGACTTCAATAGCATTCACCAGAGAGTATCTATGCAAACCAATAGCGAGCGAGTCAAGCCTATTCCCCGAGGAGATGCTTGATAGGGTCAAAGATGACTCGCTTGCGCTTTCGTATTATCCCGATCCGGATGAGTCATTGAATTACTACATTGGATGGGATCCGGCAATTAGTGCAGATAGGAGTGCAGACTATACTTGTATGATAGTCATAGGCATGGATGAGAATAGGCATAAGAGAATAGTCCATGTCCACCATGAGAAAAACATGAATTTCAATCAACAGATTGACAAGATCATTGAATTGAATGCCCGATTTAATCCTGTCATTATTGAATTGGAAACAAACAACTTCGCTATGGCTTTCAACCAGGTCTTGCAAGAAATCAGCGATTTGCCTATCAAACCATTCAACATGAGCCGTATGAAAAAAGAGGCTCTAATGCACACGCTTCAACTTCATTTTGAGCAGAAGCACCTAATCATCCCATACAAAGATGAAGGAGCAACAAGAAGGCACATGAATACCATGTTAAGTGAACTTTCATTCTTTACCATGCTTGAAAATGGAAAGATGGAAAGTCTTGGTCGGCATGATGACATGGTGATCGCCCTTGCACTTTCGGTACAGGCGACTAAGGAATATCGGGAAAACATCATTATCCTAGATGGTGAGACATGGAAGAATAGGTTGGGGTGGGTCGATGCGTGATTACCTGCAACCCATTGAAGGGGTAGAGGATTTGACGGATTCAGTAGAGAAGATTGCACCCGCTATAGGTGCTGCTATTATGTCCGGAGGTAGAGCAGTTATGTCATCTCCAACTGGTCGTAAAGTAGTAGCTCAAGGTGCAATGATGGGCGTTGATGCACTCAAGAATAAATTGCAACAGAAACAAGAAGAAACTCAACAGGCAGAAGAAGAGTTGAGAATGGCAGAGGAACAACAGGCTCAACAGGAACAACAAAATCAAACAATGCCGGATCAACCTGCAACAGAAGAAGGCCAGGGAGCGGAGATTACAGGGATGCAGAATCCCGATAGCCCTCCTCCTACGGATCAGGAAGGAACAGAACTTCCTACCGAAGCACCTGCTCCGCCTCAAGTTCCATTGATCAAATATCGTACATGGTTTCCAGAACATTTTGGCATGACGGGGAGAGAAGTCACTGAAATTCTTGTTAAGGCTAAAGAAAACAAGGTTTTGGATGCTATTCAACCTCTTTTGAAATTAGAGAAACAGGCAATCCTGGATCAGTTTGTTGGAGTGGATCCTCAGTTGTACAATGAATTGCCATTAACTGATTTGGACTACGATGCTTTGAATCAAAACTCAGAACGATTAAATCTGCCATTTAGGAGATTTGTGAAAACATGGGAAAGTGATAGTAGTGAAGAAAGCAGAGAGTCTGCAACACGAACCTGGAGAACCACTATTGACAAGTCAGAAAGATTGTCGCACCGTGAAAGATCTATACTCAATGGTTGTAGAGGCATACTCGCTGAAAGAGGGGCTTTGAATGCTCAGACACTAAAGGCATATGGCATTCAAGCAAGCCCCGCAGAAATCTCATCTTTGATTAAATCTCACGGATTCCTCTTTGACATTATTTCTATTGGTCAATTTACCAAGTCACAGGGGCGTGGTTTATTCTATGACATTAGACGAGGTGATGTAATTCTCAAAGATGCAGATTCTTTCTTAGCAGGTCTGATAGAGAACGGTGGTAGGTTCAAATTTGATTCCAGGCTATATCCCAGGCTTGAAATTGATTTCAGAGCACCTACTGCTCCCTGGTATGTGGAGGCACTAAACAAACAAGGATTAGGAAATGTAAGTGCAAAAGGAAGAGGTCTTGTAATTGAGGGCCAGGATTCAGTAAAGAAGGCTCTTGAGATTGCAGAACCACATTTGAATGGAAATAGTAGGGGCTTCCCATCAGCTAGAAATATGTTGAAAGCCTTGAGAGGAGATAACGATACTCTCATGGTAATTGCGTATGAATCGCTAAACAAGACCGAAAAGACCCAATTACTCCGCAAACACAAATTAAGTGTTGATGACTTCGACCAAATGAGAGAGGAGGTGCTGGCAAGTGGTTGATAGTAAGAAAATGGAGCGAATGTTTGCTGCCATAGGGATGGACATGGAAAGGCATAACACTCCAATACCATCTATGCCTCTCTTTACAGAAGGTGTGCAAGAACCCCCTCTTCTCCAGGGAATAACTATTCCTGCACTCTATGCAGCAGCATACGAATGCATGGTTTTGAGATCAATTCTCAATCATCTATGTGTTGAGACATTCCGTAAGGGATGGGAATGGAAAGCGAAGTTTGTTTCTAAATGCGTTGAATGTGAAGCCGAATTTCATCAAGAAGTGGATTCATGCAAGGCTTGTGGTAGTGAGGTTCGCAAGGCCGATAAATCTCAAATTGAGTATGCTGATGCCATTCTCAAAAATGGCAACCGCATGACTCAGAATTTCATTGATGTCCTAAGAGAAGTTGAAATGGATCTAAACATTGTTGATGATGCATACCTGGTCTTGACGAAGGAGTATTTCATTGACCCCGCTACTAAGCAACCCATGTTTTTCAGAATAAGAGAAGTATCCAGGGCGGATCCAATTTTCATGCGTATTATTTCAGATAAGAGAGGGATTAGAGGTGGTTCTCAATATACGAGCCTCATTGATCGCTCGTTTAGAACCAGTGATCCTGATGCAGTATGTCCTGTATCTGGTATGCAAGTAGTGCCGATTCATTACATCAACCTAGCAGGTGTGGGCAACGGCCAAGTCTATACTGAGGGCGAAATAATCCATATTAGCAAGTGGTCTCCATCTAAATTGTATGGAAGAAGCCCTGTTGCAACTATGTGGCGACAAGTGAATACTCTCATTGCTATGGATAACTATGTGTATTCCGCATATCAGAAGAGGAGAATGCCTCGTGGCGTTATGGTCATTAAATCATCCAACATGGAAACCGTTGAAAGGACGGCCAGGAATATCCAGGAGCATCTTGAGCGTGATCCTAGCTATGTACCTACAATTGGCGTTGAAACCGAATCGGGTCGTGGTGGACTTGAGTATGTCCGTATGATGGATACCCTGGAAGAATTGCAGTATATCCCAATCAAGGATGACATACGGCAACGCATATCTGCATACTATGGGGTTTCTAACGTGTTCATGAATGATGTATCGGGAGGGGGTCTAAACAACGAGGGTATGCAGATCGTAGTCACGAATCGTGCGTTAGCCTATGCTCAGTCAATATACAACAGGCATCTATTCCCTCTTTTACTTGATGCCTTTGGCGTGAATGAATGGACTATCACATTGAATCCTCATGAGGAAGAAGATGAAATCATGCGATTCCGCAGGGATGAGATGGCTATCCGCAATATGATGCAGATGAAGCAAGCAGGATACAAAGCAAACCTAAGAGATCAGATTGATGATAAATTCCTTGAGTTTGATTACCAAGAACCGGATCCGGCAGAAGTAGCCGCCGAGCAACAAGCGGCTGCAGCCGAACAAGGAGGCGGTGGTGCTGCTCCTCCTGGTGCGCCCCCTGAAGGTGGTGCGCCTCAATGACGGCATTTGACAAAGCCTGGAAGGTCGTTAAGCGAGATGGCTTGGATTACGGACAACGCCCAATCAAAGAATCTGAGGCTATGACTCATGATACCGAGCTACCATCGCTCAAGACGATAGGAAGAAGCCAAAGGAAAGTCAGCAGGAAATCGGCGGGCAAATCCCCTACGGACATTGGACGAGTCAGTGGCGCACCTTCGGCCATGCAATCAAGGAAAAACTCCACAGATCATAAGAAAACTGTTGCAGAAGTCAATGTGGATGCCGCTCTTAGGAATGCAGGAGCGAAGGGGCAACGATAGGATAACAATCATTAACGATGGAAAATTTAGGAGCGAGTGAGCGACATGAGCGAAGGCGATTTGTATGGACTTGAAAAAATGGATCCAATGGCTCGCAGAGCATTGGCATCTGTTGAGGCTATGTTGAAGGCGATTGATCACAATAATAGGGATGATATTGAGAAGCATCTGAATAATGCTAAGAATGCACTCAGTAGCCTGGGCGAAGGTCTTGACCTTCATGACAAACTCGTCAAAGCATTATCAAAGAAGTCAGCCGATGCACTCCAGGTCGGTGTGATAAGGAAGTTCGACAACACCGATGGTGCGCTTGATGCCAATGATGGTGCAATAGCCCTCGGTGTAGTCCGTGCGGGCAGAACCGACAAGGTGTTCCGCCCACATGAAGTCTATTGAGGGAAAAGCATGGCATACGAAGCAAACGGATCGGTGATGGAACGCCTCCGAGCATTGCGTGTGCGTGACGATATAATCCGTAAGCAAGAAACAGACCCTATGGGTATGATGGATGCAGGGGTTCAGAATGTTCCTGGCCCAAATGGTGCAGAAGGTGTGCCTCAACATATGTTAGGAGCAGGTACTCCATCTGCTCTTGGACAAATCTGGACTCAGATTGATGAACAGGCCCTTAACGCCGTTTTAGATGTCGTAAGCCAGGGTGAAAGAATAGCGAGTACATATGCGGGTGCGAACATAGACATGGGATACTCCAATGAACTTGATGCGGATTTCTTGCAATTTAGAAGCAAAGTCGGAGAACTAAAGAAAATAGCTAGAGCATTGAGAGAGAAGCACAAGGCACTTAGCACCCATGATCCAACTCAAATGGCTAACAACCAAACAAATGGCAATCTAATGGATATGGCCGGAGGCGGAGGTGCGTTTTGATGGCAGACAAAGATGATGCGATGGACATAGCCAAAGCGGCCATTGAAGAGGCTAAGGCTCTCAAAGAGGAGCTACAATTGGTTAAGATGGAAAGAGATGAATTGAGGAAGGCCATAGAGGATCCGACTGAGGTGATGAAATCCCAGGGATGGATGCAATATATCACCCCTCATGCAGAAGAGGCATTCGACCCATTGAATAGGAACGCAGGGGATGAGCAATCATTTAGTGGCCCTTTCCAGGGTAGTGGCGACCTGATCACAAAAGGTGCTCGGTCACGCTTTGAGGAAATCAGAGAATGGGAAGAAGCAGAGAGGATGATGAGAGAATGAGATTCGTTGATCCAATGAAAGATACGCCAGAAGGCAAACTATTGGCTATTGTGAGAGATATAGAGAAAGCAGTAGGAATAAGGAAGAATTCGAATTACAATACCGAGTGCAACATGGGGTGTGAAGATCCTGAGTGCAAGACTTGTGGGCCGGATGTCAAGAAGTATGTCCAGGAATCATCGGTTGATAATGTCAAACCGACCTTTGTGGAAATATCCGGTAAAACGGAGATACCTGCAACAGGATATACTGGGAACCAGGTTCTTCCATATTCAGAAGATGGCCCGTCTGCTAAACCGATAAGTGAGGTATTCAAAATGCCATCAGTATCCCAAACAGGATATGACAAGAGTTCATCATCTACGCATATGCACTACAACGATGGTGGCGATTATGACTACAGGGCCAAGATTGAGGAATCATTGGCTACTATCAAGAAGGATGCAAATGCAGGACAACTTGGCCTAGTCCATGAAATCGCGGGACAAATTGAAGCAATCTATTCCCGCCTATGAGGTGGGAAGATGAGTGATTATGTCAAACACAGGACTGATGTGGTTCTTTCATCAATAATGGGCCTTGAGCCTCCTATGGATGATTACCTCAAAAGCCTTGATGGGAACATAATCACGAAAGAAGATTTGGCCGCTATGGCAATGACGGCGAATGCACCGATCTATTCAATGAGGGATCTTGGTTCGGCTTTGCCTCCTTCTCAAATGGTGATCCCTGATGATTATCAATCATACCTGGCAGGACATTCCAAGATTAGCACATCTCCTTTGAAGGATTGGCCTATGGTGGATGAAAACAATGATTTCGGTGAACATCATCCATTCGGCATGAATTCAAATTGCTGTCCTTTATTGCAGAATGCGGCTCATGGCGAGCCTCATTATGTGGATCACTTGTTTGATTTCATCACCCATGCTGCAGAAAATCACAAGGAAAATGAACGCATGAATAAATTATCTGGGGAAGATGCCATGCTTTTTGGCAATCCGGATGTTTCTATGCTTGATCTGTACAACAAAGATATGAATCGAGATTATGGTGCGGATGAGAATTGGGAACAACAGAAAAGAGAATACCTTGCTAATGAGTTTGGGCTTCTTCCTTTTCTGTTTGGCTTGGAATGGCACAGTCCTGGAGAAGCTGAGAGATTCTATGACATTCTTTCTAATTTGAGTCAAACATCGGATCCGGAAAGTCCAGAAGCCAGGAGTCTGTTCAACAGAATGCAGGAGAAAACAGGAATCAAGTGGGATAGGTATCTCCGAAATTGGAGGGATAGATTCACACCGTTGTCTGCATGGTGGCAAAGGCCAAGCGATAGATCCGGCCCTACTGCATCTCCTCCGGCAGATTTAGCCAATGCTATGCTCACTTCTCCCTTCAGCAGTAATCAAGAACCAGGGCATAATTACCATTGGTGGGAGCCATATCAGTTTCATGGAGGTGTAGGAAGAAGCATTGATTCGTTGAAATCTGTAATGACTCAATCATATCCAGGTGTCTTTGGTGACAATTGGCTTAGTGATTTCTTACTTGAGGGAGTGCCTGTTGATGGGCCACATATGTTGTCCGGTTCGCATTTTCCTGCATCATCTAATTCAGCTCCGGAATTATCATCCGCCCTTTCATCACTTTCAACAGGGGATCAAAGTTTCGAGAGAAGAAGGGCTAATTGGACTCATGCTTCCATGCATAATCACCTTCATCCTTCTGAAATAAATGATGCAGAGGGTAGGATGACTATACCAACCGAGGCATTGTTGATGAGTAGGTTTGGCGATGATCTGATGAAGGTCACAGAATTAGGGAATCCAAAGGCAGGGAGGCTTAGAGAACAGCATCCCAATTCCAATAGTACCTACTATGATGTGCATAATCGCCATGCAACCAATAGTGATCAGGCATTACAACAGGTCATGACGGATTTAGCAACCCAGGTTATGCAACAATTTGGTTCTGACATTTTTGCACCAGTAAATGGCGATGTGAATACCAATACAATTGCTAGAGGAAATATCGGGCAATTGGCCTCAGCCGCAAATCACCTATTGATGAGAGGAGAGGGTGTCCATGATGGAGAATACATGATCCCAGATGTTTCATCCGGTCAATTATCTCAGAAGATAGGGGCTTTTGGCCCTGTATCTCCTATGTCTGAATCTGTTGTCGCTCCGCTATTCAATTCCGGCAATACAGATTCCTGGGGTCATGAGATGCCCGCAACCTTGACTTACAAATGGGACAGGAATAGCAATGGTTTGATTTGGGATAACAAGGAGTCGCCATTTACTATTCTTCAAAGAACGCCACATAAGGGATTGGTGAGTGCGGTGGATCCTAGTTTTGCAGATAAGCAAATCCATACAAAGAATAAGGAAATCAATGCGCTTTCAACAAATAGTCTTGGATATAGCAATCTGACATCGCTTCTTCACAAATCGGATGACTATGAATTAACAGGCATTTTTGATTCCATGATAGAACCCGCTCATGTAGTGCGTGATTTAGATGATATGGACACTCTCAAAGGCTTTAGTGGCGATTGGGTTGTTCAGAAGAAACCGAAAGGCAAGAGAGTTCTCGTGAAGAAATCTGGAAAAAGCATAGATCCCATTAGCTTACCAAGCAAGGTAAAGAAGTCATTGAAAGATACAATCCAGGGAGATGCTACTTTTGATGGGTATGTCAGTGGCGATGTGCTTACTGTAGTGGATCTCCTGGTTCACAAAGATACAGATATGAGTCAAGAGCCGTTGTCAGATAGGGTTGATGCCCTCAGAACATTGTATTCAACCACCGATCATGTTGAGTTCCCTGCTCCTAATTCATGCGTGAATACTGACAAAGAGGGGCTAATCAAGACTATTGCAAACTTAGATCGTACTGATTTATTGATTCGGGATGCCCAATCAACATTCATCAAAGGAAAAGAAGTGCATCCGAAGTGGATACTTTACCCTCAAGATAAGATTAGCAAAGAAATGCCTCTCCCGCCTCTTCCCGAAATGAGTATTAGGAATTCAGATCTTGTTTTGGAGTATCCAGGGATATACACTCCTGTTATTGTGAAAATTGAAAATGATGACAATGGGCCATATGTTGCAGAATACAACGGTTTGCCTCATCTCGTGAAACAGGCTCAAACCCAATTTAGACTATGGAGTCCTGTTGCTGCTCATTATGTTGGTTTGCCTGATCAGGCTATCCCATCATATCGCAAACGCCCTTTGTTTAGGAAATCAATTGACAAAGCCCCAGAAGTAAATGTGCAAGGTGAGCATGATGATGAGGATAGTGTGTCTAACATCATGCGTCATGCCAGGAAAGCCATTACATCAGAAGAAAGGGCGTTGAATGACAAGGAATTGATTGCTCATGTTGATGGTCTCACTCAAAGTATGCTTGACAAGTATGCAGGAGAGTATGGCCTGGAACACACGGAAGATGGCAAATGGACTGTCAATGAGGCTATTGATGACGATATAGCGGAAAAATTCTCATTCCCTCGCATGAATCAAGCATCTTCTGATGGTGGTGCATGGTCGGGTATGCAAGCAGACATTACAGCTCCAACAGGCCCAACCGAAATAACGGATGAAGAAAATACAACATTTGGCAATCCCCGAAGAAATCAGCAAGAGCCGGATCCGAATGGAGGGTTTAGGCCATTAAGCATGATCATTGATACTGAAAACGGCCAGGCTACATTAGATGTTAAGGATAGAAAGGCAGTGATTCGTTTTCCCAAGAAAGATAAAGATCACGAAGAGAGGGAAAACGAGGTACTGCCCGCCCTTCGTCATGACAACGCTCTCTAAATCCTGACAGCCCTGTCATGTTGTCATTCATATATGATTGCGAAAAGTCAGATTGTTTGATGGCAACCGCAGAGATGCTTCAACCTTCGATTGGATGGTCGGCCTTTGGATCCGATTTCCTAATCAAAGAGGATTCTGGAAGTGATCTGTATGTTGCAGGATATGCAAGTGTGGATATGGTGGACAAGCAGGGAGATAGAATCCCTACTCATGCTCTCAAGAAAGCATTTGGCAAATTCATGGAAAACAAGGCTTACAGAAATGTTCAGCTAGCCCACAGTGGCATCCAGGTTGGAGAAGTCGTTGATTCCTTTTCAGATTCACAGGGGCGTGTATGGAAATCCGAGGTGGATGATCACGGCCTCTTTGTCGTTTGTAAGATACGAAGCGACATACAGAAGGCACGAGAAGTGCAAAAGCAGGTACGAGATGGAGATCTTCGTGCCTTTTCAATAGGAGGCCAGGCTTTGTTCCGTGTGAATAAGCATACACCTGAGCATGGCAACCACCGCGAGATTACTGACCTTGAGTTGCATGAGATTACTCTCTGCAAGAAGGGAATTAACCCCGAGGCCAGTTATACAATCCTAAAGATGGATGAAACGGAAGTGACTAAAATGACGGACAGCGAAGCATTAGTAGAGATACGAGACAGCCTAAGTGGAATACTGAAGGCGATTGACAAGAACGAAGAGAAATCTGAGGAGAAATCCGATGAGAAAAGCGAAACTCCGGAAGTGGAGAAGTCCACCCAGGATGCGCTTAACTACATTGATACTCTTGAGAAGTTTGCACACGAGCAGGGTGTTGATCTCAACGGGCTAAGGACACACTTTGGCCTAGAGAAAGCATACATGGTCGGAGTAGATGGCAACAGCGGCCACACTCACAGAGGTCAGGGTGACGAGGTTGGATCCGGAGAGGATGCATCTGAGCCATCTTACCCATCTCTTTCAGCTCCAGGTGGCAACAAGTATGTCATCAAGCAGCCAGGCGTGAAGAATATGGCTTACAACAGGCCATCGGGCAACAAGAATGTAATCAAGTCGCCTGGTCAAGTCACACCTGCCGGATTGGAGAGAGGATACAGGGCATACGCTTCTCTGCGTGACGAGGAGGCCATGAAGGCAATCGTCAAGCAGGATTGGGAGTCTCGCTACGACAGCGAAACCGCCCGTGCTCTTGAGGTTCAGAAGGCAAACGACTTCGGCGGGCAGATCACTGCTCTAAAGTCCGAGATTGCGAATCTAAGATCCGAGAACGGAGAGATTCAGAAGTCTGCAACCGCAGTACCAACAACCGACATTCGAGTCCCCACCCACGAGGAATTTGCTCAGATGGGCAATGACCTTGAGTCCTGGAAGGCTACCGAAGAACTAGCAAGGAGGGCACTAACAGGCGAGTAATCGTCATGGGTGACACGGAGAAATAATAGGAAGTGAAAAAAATGAGTGGATCAAAAGGATACATTAGAACAATCGAGGACATGGAGAGGCTATACTACGGTGCGGGTGCAGGTGCAAACGCATGGGCCTACTCCGGAACAGACTTGCTCAAGGCGGATTCGCCTCTTGTGAGCAGCACAACCGGAACATATCAGGCCATCTTTGGCCGAAAGGTCTGGTCACAGCTCAACCAGGAGTTCAACGCCTTTAGCATACTACCGAAGAAGCCCTGGGAGAAGTCCGGATGGAGGGTCGTCACCGACAAGCCTGACAGGGCAAAGGGTGGCGGACTACCTGAGAACGGAACTCTACCAGAAACCACCAAGCCTACCTTCGCAGAGGTCAGCACAAAGCCCAAGACTGTGGCTCACACCTTTGACCTAAGCGAGACAGCAATGTTCCTGGCCGACAAGGATGACGGTCTTGGAGATGCAAGGGCAGTAATGAAGATGGAGATGGCAAAGCACCACGCCGAGCACATCAACGTCATGCTTCTGGAAGATGTGGACACCACAGCAGGAAACGACTTCGAGTCACTTGACCGATGCCTTTCCTCGTCATTTGTGGAGACCGCAACAGATTTCGTCACCGCAGCAGCAGATCACAATCAGTACAACCTAACCAGGAGTGCAGGTTCTTCTCAGTCATGGTATGATGCTAACTGTGACGCAGGATCCGCAGGTGCGGCTCGTGCGCTCAGTCTGAATGTCATTGACGGAATGTTCAGAAGCATATGGGAGAAGGGTGGACAGCCAAAGGTCATACTGACAGGCTACGATACTCTTGAGAAGATCCAACAGCTACTACAACCTCAGCAGAGATTTACTGAGATGAAGAGAGTAGTCCCAGGCGTGAACGGTGTCAAGGGTGTTCCAGGTATGGAAGCGGGCTTCGTAGTCGCAACCTACAACGGCGTACCTCTGATCCCTTCAAAGGATGTCAAGGCAGACTCCGGAGAACTATCAAGGATGTATTTCATCGATTCAGACTACATCTACTTCTGCACGGCCAAACCGACCCTATACCACGAGTCTGGTATTGAAACAGGGGATCCATTCGGAATCAACAGGCTAGGACAGATGGGAATGTTCCACACGATGGGCGAACTATGGCAACTATTCTACCGAGCACACGGAAAGGTGAGGGACATCGCAGCCTGATGGCTTGGAGAATATGGAGAATAATAGGAAGTGACAAAAAATGGCAAACACGAATCTAACAGGAAACGGCACACTTGTATTCGACAGCCGCCTATGGGGTGGAGTCGGAGAAGCAGACACAGCATGGCTACAAAGCCCAATTGGAAGCAACGCAGCAACAGGGACGATCAGTCTCGGTATTGTTGATGTGGTGATCACTGACGGAGATGCGGCAGCGGCTTACGACCTGGCTCTATCAACCAACGCAATCGTTGGATCTGAGCTAGTCGGAATCCTAAGCCTACACAACACTACTACGGCGGCAGGAAACGACTTCCCTGTGGCAGGGAATCTATCAACAAGCACCCTGCTGAAATTCACAGGAGCGGGTTCTGACGGTGACACGATTAGGATCACATTCCTATACCGTTGAGGTGAGCCAAGATGGCTCTTAGCCTCCAATACATAGGGGCGCGACCCTACTGTGAAATAACCGTAGGTAAGCACCAAGTCCTGGGCTTTTCCAGGGGGATGATCAGAGATGATGTTCCCCAGGATCTAATCCGAAACAAAATCATGCCTTTGATTGAGAATGGCGGAACCGCCTGGAAAGTCATTGGAAGTGATGATGTTCAAGCTGAGAAGATGCTCAAAACGATTGTCCCTACACCGGAACCAGTAGTGGAACTTGAACCTGAACCAGAAGTAGTGGAAGAAGTGGTTGAAGAAGTAGTGGAAGAAGTGGTTGAAGAACCCGAACCAACACCTGCTGTAAGTGATGCGGAGATTGATGTGGATATTCTATTAGCAACTGCGGGCTTTGACTCATCTTTGACACGGGCGCAAATGATGTCCTGGTGTTCTGAGAAGGGAATACCTGTGAATAACAGATCAACGAAGGCATCAATGACAGATCAGGCCCGTGAATATATCACGGGGGCTTCTGAGTGACCGATTCATACGCAGACATTGATGATGGCACAGGCCGCTATGCGAGCCGTGTGCGTGTTAATCGCAGAATCTTGACCTTGACCGCCGATGGTACAAATTCACTTAATGGAACATTAGACCTCAATGGTAAAATCGGACGAGTCATCCTTGATCCGTCAAGAGTGACTTGTGGATCCAACACAGCAACAGGTGGTTCACTCAAAATTACAATGGATGTTGAAGATAGTGAAGGTGTTGAGTATCCTTACTGCGACACTATTGCGGCACTTGATGTTAGAACCTCAAGCAACGCTCCTCTAAATTTCGTGACATCAGAAGGGGCGAACAAAAATGCAGATGGCGGAGCTACTAGCGGTGTCCATTTTACAGTAGCCGCACCTGGTAGCTCCACTACTGGTGGAGTAGTAATTGACGAAGCGGCATCATGGAATGGCTTGGTTTGTGGAAGGGTAAGATTCACCGTTGCGACCTCAAATAGCACTTTTTCAGCAGGTACAATAAGAATAGTTGTATTGCATGAGTAAAGTAGTGGTTAAATACGATTGAATGAAAGGTAGGATTCAGTATGGCATTGACAGTCGAGCAATTGGGAAGAACAAACGTCACGGGCAACAGGCTTAGTGTTGCTCTGAAAATTACTCCGGACAGTTCCTGGCTTGCAGCAGGTGAGTCTTTGGATCTCACAACATATGTCGCTAACATTGAGACCGTTCACATTGAAACCGATCCAGGTGGATACACTTGGGCGTATGATCGGTCTGCAAAGAAACTCCTGGCTTACTATGCAGACAATGATGCGGGTGCAGATGGGGCTTTGATAGCGGTTGCAAATGCTGTCGATTTATCCGGCATTACAGTGTATATCACAGTCACAGGTGGGCGAGCCTGATCGGGGGCTTGCTTTGTGGGCCTAGAATTAGATGAATTGTGCTTCGAGGAAGCTCACGCAATAGAACGCCGCCGTAAGGTGCGGATGCAAGAAATTGCATCAACCGAAGGGTCAATACGAACAGACGACTCGCCTTTCAGTAAGGAGAACCTAGCGAAAGCCGATACTGTTCGAGTAAAGATCCGAGGTAGAGAAAAATATGACATTCAAAATATCGGATCCGGTACAAGATGCACATCATGCGGGTTGCTCCATTTCTGTTGGACACCCAGTTGTGCAGGGTGTGGAGCAGATATGGATTACAATTTGGGGAGTTAAGGAGGATGAGTCGTAATGCCACGAGTATTCACACCAGGGCATAGGCCCGATCAGCCTCTTTATCCAGATGAGTTGATTTACACCACCGTAGCAAAGGTGGAATCTTATCTTCAATTACCTGATGCAAAACCTACTGCTCTAATTGCAGACACATCTACTGCCTCAGAGGGGGGTGGAACGGTAATCAAGATGCCAATTGCAGGTGCAGATTACCGCAGATGGGGGTTTGCAACGGGGGATACTGTCACTATTTACGACAATGTTGATGCTTTAGGCAGTAGCTTGACGATTTCTGGAATAGAATCTCATGGTTCAAGCGGAGGGATAACTCTCAAAGCAACCGATCCTGGAACGGCCTATACTAAGAATAATGATGCATATGTTCAACCTGGATCAATTCTTTCTAATTCATCTCAAAGGGGTATCAGTAAATCCCAAGTGGAAAATTTAATTCAAAGAAGGCAAGACTACATTGATAGAATTTGTAGAATAGCATGGAGACCCAGGCTTGTTGTTGATGAATATCAGAATTTTACTACATTCAAACCATACAGGCGCAGATACTACACAGATTATGTCGGTGCGGTTTATTTGAGAAATAGACCTGTTCAGCGTATCTTACGCATGGGAGTGTGGCAAGGCGACCATTATCGTGAATTGGCTTCATCTAGGGTGCAACTTACTGTAAAAGACCCCCATTTGTTCAACGGAACTGACAAAATCTTCCTATGCCCTAACATTGCACATACTGCTACATTGTCAAGTGGCAGTACAACCTCTACTTGGGCAAAGGATTTCGGTGTCAAGACCATTGCAAGTGAAATCGGCAATCTGATCAACGAGGATGCGGCAACAGGCAAAGTGGCAATTCAAATTGGATCCATGACTGAGAATAGCAAAGCACTCAATGTCGCACATGAGTTCCTGGCTACTGCGAACAGTGATGATGGAGATGGAGTAGTCCTGATCAGTAGTATGAGATCAACCGATGAAGGCGAAACCACTACTATTGCGACTACTAATCTAAGTTGTTTTGATTTAGCGCTATGCACGACTGTTAATTCAACTGTTGCATCAACAGGTAGCACATTTACAGTAGCAGATGGTTCGGCCTTTACACAAGGAAATGGACTATACTACTATGGAACAGGAGCTACAATTAGAGTTGCAAGATGCACAAGAAGCGGAAATAACATCACTATCGCAGATGACTTAACCTCTTCATTCCAATCAAACATGACTACTAGCACAGTAGTCTATCAGACAAGATTTGATAGCGATTCAACAGATGAGCAAAGGCAGAAAGATTGGTGGTCTATGGAAGATAATGGAGCAATCATGTTCAACAATCAATATCCTTTCTTTGAGAACCATAGCCTCAAACTCACATATCTGTATGGAGAGAGGTATGTGGACAAGGCCATAGAAGATGCTTGCACCAAATTAGTGGCCCTGGACATCATGATGACCGATGATTACACTGCAATGTTCCCCGAAGGCACACAAAATGTGGATCTTCCTCAGAAGATTCAGAAATTGGAAGAGGAAGTAAAGAGAATACTGATTCCATACCAGGAGGGAATAATTGTTGCAGGTATGGGTGGTTGATCTGTGGATTCCGAATTGGTTAATTATTTCAAGAATTTGAGAGTTGCAAGAAAAAAACTCTCAAGGACTATGGAGTCCGTCATGAAAAATGAGGAAGCCATGTACAAAAAAATTCTCACCCAGGAGAGGCAAATGTCCAGGGAAGATGGACTTGACTATACAGATGAAGAAATAGAAGCCAATGCTATGCGTCAAATGGAAACTAGCCCCTTTAGAGCCGCCCTTAAGAACGCTCAAGATGAGTTTGAGGAGGCGTTGAACATTGGCTAAAGATGCTATTAGTGCTCTTAGAGACATTCTTGCAACAAACTGGTCTAAGCCACCAGAACCTTCTATTGAAGATATTGCAGATGTGGATAAGGGCGATGCAAAGAGAGTAAGACTCCTGGATAACGATGTTATTCGTATCTTTGAAACTGCCCACAATGAGGCTCAACCCGAGCTTGTCTATGATTATGTGAATGAACACATCAATATCACCATTGATTGCAGGACTGTTGAAAGTCGAGAAAGATTGTCAGAAATTCGTGATGAGGTTAGAAGAATTATTCATGCGTTCAGAAAAGGAGACAACAATAACTTCGATCGACTAATTTACAAGACCAGGACTGATCTTTCAGATCGTTCAAAGAAACTCTTTCGGTACACAATTCAATGTGAAGTGATCACATTCAGTCTGCTTGCTACTGCGGTTGATCCTGTGGTTAATCCGGCAGATGGATCCGTTAGTGGTGCAAATACCTATCAAACATTGGATGGAGATTTGACGACTTTAGCCGCTATGACCCCCTCTGATGGGGTATTCATAGTAGGAAATGGCTCTAATTGGATTGCTGAAAGTGGTGCAACGGCCAGGGCATCACTTGGTCTTGGTACATTAGCGACCCAGGCTTCTGACAATGTGAGTATTACAGGGGGGTCATTATCAGGCATTTCCGGTTTAGTTTCGAGTATTACTGCGGGAACAGGCATAACAGGTAGTGCAACGGATGGTGCGGTCACTCTCAATGTAGGTGGGCTGACTGTATCGGAATTAGCCGCAAATAGCCTTCAAACAAGCAGTGAGGCATTTGCCAACAACGACACCTCATTGATGACTTCTGCTGCTATTGAGGATAAGATTCTCTCATATGGATACACTACTGATACAGGCGACATAACTGGTGTCACGGCAGGAACGGGGTTATCTGGGGGAGGTTCAAGCGGTGCGGTCACTCTTGCAATTGATCTCAAAGATGAAGATGACATGGCATCTAATTCCGCTACTCATGCAGCATCACAACAATCCATCAAGGCATATGTTGATGCAGAAGTTTCGGACTTGGTTGATTCTGCCCCTGGTGCGCTTAACACATTGAATGAGCTTGCTGCCGCTATCAATGATGACTCTTCGTTTGCATCCACGATGACTACTAGCATTGGAACAAAATTAGCCAAATCAAGCAATCTTTCAGACTTGGCTAATGCGGGAACTGCACGTTCTAATCTTGGGGTTGATGCGGCGGGAACGGACAATTCAACGAATGTCACATTAGTCACTTCAAGTCATGACTATCTATCAATAAGCGGTCAAGCCATTACTTTGGGTCAGATTGACATTTCTGATGATACGAACCTTGCGGTTTCATCGCCAATCACACTTTCGGGAGATACCATTGGTCTTGCCGATCCTGCAACCCTTACCCAACTTAATGAGTCAAACGATGCTACTGATGACAAGATATTGCTATGGGATGAAGATGCGTCTGCCTGGAAGTACATGACTCTTGATGATTTACAAGATTCCATAGATACATCATCTGCTAATACAGATACTACTTATTCAATCAGTTCTGCAACAGTCACAGGTGGCGTGGATTTCGTCCTTACGGCAGGAGGATCAGGAAGTGGCACGGATAGCATCAAATTCCTGGGGGGAACAAATACAACAGTTTCACAATCTTCTGATGAGATTACGATTGTTTCTTCCGATACTACTTATTCAGTCAATACTTCAACCGACAGTAGCAACGCCCGAATCAATCTTGTTGCAGGTGGATCCGGTAGTGGTACTGATTATGTCACATTAGCAGCAGGGTCTAATGTCACGATAAGTGAAACAGGAGATACAATCACTATTGCATCAACTGATACCAATACGAATACACAAACGACATATGCTCCTTCGGTGGTTGATTCATCCAATGATGCATTGATTCGTCTAACAGCAGGTGGTGCGGGGAGTGGCACACAAGACATCAAATTAGTTGCAGGTAGTAATGTCACGCTTACTCCTGATACCTCTACTTCACCTCACCAGATCACAATTACTTCAACCGATACCAATACTCAGCTAACCCTATTGGATCAAGACGATATGTCCTCCAATAGTGCTACTGCCGTTCCAAGCCAACAATCAGTTAAGTCATATGTTGATACAGAAGTTTCCGGCCTTGTTGATAGCGCACCTGCGACACTTAACACTCTAAATGAATTAGCGGCGGCTTTGGGGGATGATGCTTCATTTTCAACCACTATTTCCAATAGCATAGGCACTAAACTCGCTAAAGCAAGCAATCTTTCAGATTTGGCTAATGCGGGAACTGCAAGAGATAACTTAGGATTAGGAACAGGTGCGGTATTGGACACCGCCGCAATAGCAGACGGTGGAACGGGATTAGCAACGGCAGATCAGATCCATACTTTCGTCACAGGTCTTGGTTATACTAGCTCGGCGGGAGACATAACTGCTGTGACTATGACTACGAATGGAGGCATTGCAGGAGGAGGAACAAGTGGTTCTGTTGCTGTAGGTCTAAATATGCATGATCTATCTGCTGCAGACATCAATGTTGCCAATGATTACATCGCAATCATTGATGCATCCGATTCCAATACAACGAGGAAAGAAGCCTTTGCAAGTATAGTCACGGCGATTGCGGGAACGAACCTTTCTGCATCAAGTGGAGTCTTGAATGTTGATGATGCGTTCCTGGTCAATAACGCTAATGATACAAGCACGGGAACTATCACCGCCGCAGGTTTCACCACCACAGGAACCTGGACATTTGATGATGCGAGCAGTGGAACGGTTGGCATTACTGCAATTCATACAGGAACGGGGTTTGCAGATAACGATACATCTCTTATGACCGCAGGGTCAATCAAAGAAAAGATTGAGTCTTATGGCTATTCAACCACTACTGGTGACATAACTGCTGTTGTAGCCGGAACAGGGCTATCAGGAGGGGCTACAAGTGGTAGTGCTACTGTTGCTTTGGATCTTAATGGCCTTACTGCGGCTACCGTATCAATGGCTAATGATTCAATAGCAATCATTGATGCAGACGATTCAAATGCCGCTAAGAAGGAGAGCATTGCAGATCTTGTAGCCGGAATGGCAGGAACTAATCTAACTGCAACAAACGGAGTCCTGGCCGCTACTGATACAAATACACAACTTACGAATGAGCAAGTCCAGGACATCGTGGGTGCGATGTTCACATCTAACACCGAAACTAATACTGCCGTCACTTATGATGACAATGATGGCACTATTGATGTAGTCACCACATTAGATGGTGGGCCACTTTCCACAGAAGCCGTCCAGGACATCGTAGGTGCGATGTTCACAGGCAATACAGAAACCAGGATTAGTGCTTCCTATGAGGATGGCGATGGCACTATCGATCTGGTTGTTGATGACATGACGGCAACAGGTATTGGCGGAAGCATTGCAGATACCCAGGTGGCATACGGAAATAGCACAAACATAGCAGGGGATGCCAATTTCACATGGGATTCATCTAATGAGATATTGAAGGTCGGAGAAATACTACGAGTTGGAAATGGATCCAATACTGCTCCTTCTATCTCATTTCATGGTGTCACCGATCTAGGATTGCGATATTCAACAGTAAGTAGTGCCGATGTCTTACGAGTCGTTGTTGATGGTGCGGATCAGGTTGATTTCATCAATGGTGCGATACAACCCGTGACGACTAACGACATAGATCTTGGAACTGCCTCGCTACAATTCAAGAATGCATGGTTTGATGGAACAGTTGAGGCAGATGCAATTACTCTTGGCGGAACAGCGTTAGGTGCTCTTGCTACCTTAGATTCGGTTGCGGCGGGTCAAATAGATGCAAACGCCGTTGATAGCTCAGAATTGAAAGACGGTTCAATTGATGAATCGCATCTCAATGCTACCAATGCACCTACTGATAACTACATATTGAGTTATGATGATGCATCTGGTGGATTCACATGGGTTGCTGCGGGAGCAGGTGGACAAAACAACGAGTATTCATTCAAAACCGTTGCAGTAAGCGGTCAAACAGACATTGTAGCAGACACTACAACGGACACTCTTACTTTTGCTGCAGGTTCAAATGTCACTATAACTACCAATGCAACAAGCGATACCGTCACCATAGCATCCGCAGATACCAACACTCAGAATGAATATGCGACTTCTTGGGTGGATAGTAGTGCCGATGCCCTCCTCCGATTGACTGAAAGTGGTGCGGGATCAGGAACACAAGACATCAAGATTGTAGCGGGTAGCAACATAACGCTCACACCAAGCGGTACGGATCTAACCATTGCCGCTACTGATACCGACACCACATATTCAGTAGGGGATGGCGGACTCACTCAAAATAACTTCACAAATACTCTCAAGACTAAGCTTGATGGCATCGAAGCCTCAGCCGATGTGACAGATGCTACAAATGTCAGAACGGCTCTCAACAATGCTATGGCAAGCAACACCCTTACTATTGGCGATGGGAGCACTACTACAACATTCCCTGGTTCAATCGTAGTCACAGGCACGACCACCACCAATCATGTTGAAACAGTAAGTACCTCAAATGGAGTGGTATTCGAAGGTTCTTCTGCCGATGGAAACGAAGTCACATTATTGGCCGGAACAGTAAGCGCAGATCGGACAATTACCCTTCCAGACGCTACCGGAACCATCTCTCTCTCTGATACTCAATTATCAACAGAACAAGTCCAGGACATTGTAGGGGCGATGTTCACATCCAATACTGAAACTCGCATTGCCGCAACATACGAGGATGGTGATGGCACTATTGATCTCGTAGTTGATGATATGACCGCCAACACTACTTACTCAGCAGGTACGGGTCTTGGCCTATCAACAACAACATTCAATTTAGACGCTACGCATACTGCAATAACATCAATTCTGAATGCAAGTTTGGTTGTAGGTAGGGATGGAGATAACCAGATCAAGTTTAGCACCGATAATCAAATGATATTCCGAGTGGATGGTGGTGACAATGTTATCTTCAAGTCATCCGGAGAAATAGAGGCTACGAGCCTGGACATATCAGGCAATGTGGATGTGGATGGAACGCTAGAAGCAGACGCTATCACCCTCAATGGAACGGCACTAGGCGCACTTGCTACATTGGATTCCGTTGCCGCAGGTCAGATAGATGCAAATTCGGTTGATAGTTCCGAGTTAGTGGACGGATCCATAGATGAATCGCATCTCAATGCCACCAATTCTGCAACTGATAACCATATTCTGAGCTACGATCAATCATCTGGTGGATTCACTTGGGTTGCCGCAGGATCGGGCGAAGCAAATGAATACTCATTCAAGACTATTTCAGTAAGCGGTCAAACAGATGTAGTAGCAGACACAACAACGGATACTTTGACCTTAGCAGCAGCAGGTGGTATGACTATCACTACAAGTGGGGATACGATCACCTTATCCTCAGCAGATAACAACACTCAACTTTCAACTGAGCAAGTCCAGGACATTGTAGGAGCAATGTTCACGAGCAATACTGAAACAAGGATAGCAGCCACATACGAAGATGGTGATGGAACCATTGACCTTGTTGTAGATGATATGACAGCCAATACTACCTATTCTGCGGGAACAGGTCTCGGCCTATCTACTACTACTTTCAACTTAGATGCCACGCATACCGCAATAACCTCAATTTTGAATACAAGCCTGGTCATAGGGAGAGATGCCCATAACCAGATCAAATTTAGCACCGATGATCAAATCATATTCAGAGTAGGCGATGCAGATGGTGTCACATTCAAGGCATCGGGAGAGATTGAAGCAACGAGTCTTGACATATCCGGTGATGTTGATGTGGATGGAACATTGGAAGCTGACGCTATCACTCTCGGTGGAACTGCTTTGGGCGACCTTGCAGTATTGGATTCAGTAGCGGCGGGCCAAATTGATGCAAATGCGGTTGCTGCTTCGGAATTGAATGTTAGTGGCAATGGAAGTAGCGGCCAGGTATTGACATCCGATGGCGATGGATCCTTTAGTTGGACGGCTAAGACAACCAATACTGATACGACTTATTCTGCGGGAACGGGTCTTGGTCTATCTTCAACCACCTTTAGTGTAGATGCGGCACAAACAGGCATAACTTCTATCCTGGCAACAGATGTGAAGATTGGCGAAGATGATCAGACTAAGGTTGATTTTGAAACGGCTGACCAAATCAATTTGTATGCTAACAACACCCATAGCGTCACAGTAGCCTCAACCGGACTCCTAACTGTGGATGGTGCTGCGGGAACACCCGCCTATTCTTTTGCAGATGATACGAATACAGGAATGTATAGTAGTGCAGCCGATACGATAGATTTCGCCGTTGGTGCGACCCAGGTATTCTCAATGAGCAGTTCGGGAGTCAATGTGCTGAATAATTACAAGTTTGGCATATCAGATGGAGGTGCGGCAAATCCAACTCTCCGATTCGTTGATGACACCGATACGGGCATTTATCGCCCCGCTAGTGGTCAAATAGGATTCACATCTAATGGAACGGCACAGGTGATATTCAAAGATGGAGTAATAGAGCCTGTCACCGATGACGATATTGATCTGGGAGCATCCACCAAGCAATTCAAAGATGGTTATTTTGATGGAACTTTGTATGCAGATGCCATTGATCTCAACGGTACGGCATTAGGAGCACTTGCCACCTTAGATTCAGTAGCGGCAGGACAAATTGATGCAAATGCAGTAGATAGTTCTGAATTGAAAGATGGCTCAATAGATGAATCACATCTCAATGTTTCCAATTCCCCATCAGACAATCAGATCTTATCATACAATGCTGCAGGATCCAATTTCACATGGGTCACTGAAACTGATACTAACACTCAGCTATCAACCGAAGCCGTCCAGGATATTGTAGGTGCAATGTTCACAGGCAATACTGAAACGAACATCACTGTCACATACGAGGATGGCGATGGCACGATTGATCTAGTTGCAGTAGATGCTTCTGCATCGGGCGCACAGACGGGAATAACTACTGATTACAATACGGGGAGAAAAATTGGCCGAGATGCAGACAATCTGATTGATTTCACAACCGATAATGAAATTACAGTCCGTGTAAATGCAAATGATGGTGTGGTATTCAAGGCATCAGGGGAGATCGAGGCAACAAGCCTGGACATATCTGGTGATGCAGATATTGATGGCACTTTGGAAGCCGATGCGATTACTATTGGTGGAACGGCAATTGACTCAGTTTTATCGCCTGTAGCAGGTCATGCGAGTATAGCCACAGTAGGAACGATTGGAACAGGAACATGGCAAGGAACGGCAATTGCTTCTGCTTACCTGGATTCAGATACGGCTCATTTATCGGGTTCGCAGACCTTTACTGGTGCAAAGGTCTTTTCAAGCACTCTACAAGGCTACAAAACGGACATTAAGGCCGTTAGTGGCAACACCACACTTGCCGATTCTGATTCGGGCAAGACGATCTATTGGACATCCGGAACACTCACATTACCAGCCAATGCCGAAGTAGGACAGCAGTTCGTAGTCATCAACAATACCAATGGTTCTGCAACACCCGCACTAGGCACTAACAACGCCATAGCAACGAATTGGACAGCTCATGCTGCTATGGATGATGAAACTGCAAGAACCTACATTTGCCCTGTGGCTGATAAGTGGATATACATCGGGTGATTGATTGACATATATGCAAGGTCTGATTGGCTGCATTCAACAATACGAAACCGCTAATGCGGGAGATCCTGCGATATGGGCCAAAACATTGGATGGAATAGGCAATTCTGCTGTCGATCAGACATACGACTTAGGTGGTAAGACAACCCACGCGCATGGTGTTGGTTTGAAGCCAGATGGCTCAATTCTATTCGCAGGTTCTATGGTGGGAACATTCAACGATTATGTGATCGAGTTCCCCCTTAGCACTAATTTTGACCTTTCAACTGCATCCGTGTCCGATACTGCAAGCGACCACCTTGACATCAGTTCCTATGAAACATTGATTGGAGGTATTGATTTCGCAGATGACGGAAGCAAATTATTCACATTTGGGAGGACTACTGTTGATAGATGGGATTTATCCACCGCCTATGATCTCTCAACAGGATCTCATGTGACAAATACATTATCAGTTTCAAGTCAAACTTCTCATATGTATGATGGCTATGTCAAGGGCGATGGAACGCGATTATTCGTTGTCGGCTATAATCCAGATTATGTGTATCAGTATGATCTTTCAACCGCTTATGACTTAGGAACAGCGAGCTATACTCAATCATTTGACATTTCAGCCAAATCAACAGTCACATCTGGAATTCACTTCTCAAGCGATGGTTATGCCTTCGTAGTGTATGACAATAGTGGCGATGATGCTCACAAGTATAATCTCTCATCCGCCTGGGACATCTCAACTGCCTCCTTTCATTCATCAAGCGGATCTTTTGGCTCAACAGAAGGAACGGGTGGCGGTATTTGGTTTGATGACGATTGGACATATATGTTCCTCGTAGGCGAATCCACCGATGACTGTCATCGTATCAACTTGGCTGATGTTCCCGATGTTCCGGCTAACTTGGCCGTAAGCACGGCTTCCACTTCACAATTGAATCTAAGTTGGGATGCCGCAAGTGGAGCTGATTCATACCAAATATCGCGTTCAACATCTTCGGGATCAGGCTATTCTCAAATTGCTACAGGGATTACAACGACTTCTTACAATAATACGGGCTTGAGTGTCGGAGATCAGTATTTCTACAAGATAAGAGCAGTAAATAGCGATGGAAATAGTGCTTATTCAAGCGAAGCAAATGGTTGGACATTACCAGGGCAGGTCACAGGCGGATCCGGTTCGGCCCAATCAAATACTCAAATTAACCTCTCCTGGAACAATCCTTCTGGAACAGAAACAGGCTACAAAGTGGAAAGAGCCACATCATCAGGAGGCTCATTCTCTCAGATCGCCACCCCTTCGGGAACTTCATACAACGATACAGGGCTGACTCTAAACACGACTTATTACTACAAAGTAAGAGCTTACAACACAGGGGGAAATGGGGCTTATTCAAGCGAGTTCAATGAAACCACGCAAAATAATGCAAGCGCACCAACGAGCGTTAGTATTGCTACATCTTCGAGTGGAAATTACAATAATTCCGCAATCATCACAAGTAAGAATGTAGGAAGTAGTCTTGAAGATGCTCTCGTTTCAAATGATGGTTCAACTGCAAGTAGTAATACACTCACCGTTGAGTTCATGTACAATACGGATTACAATGCAATGGTTCTCAATAATAGTGGAGAGTTGAGATTCCATACAAAGGCATACGGTAGGGCAACAGGAGGAACATCGTATGCCTTTGACATATCAAACTCCTCAGTCACTTATGGTTCAGGGAATCCCACAAATGTCATGTCGTCCTCCTCATCAACAGGTTCTCCGATTACTGCTCAAGATGGAACGGGTAGCTCGGGTGTGGGTGAAGATGCTACCTTTCAACACAATTCGGGAGGCAGAGGCTATTTACTACTTACTATTGGCGACTTTATGAAGTGGGAGGTTGATTTTACTGCTACGAATTCGGGCGGTAGTACAACTGCTACAACATTAGATGTTGAACTAGAACTGTCTTGAGGCGGTAAGATGAGATGGGAAATAGAAGGAATACCCGAAGGTGAATCTGGCCGTTATTCTATTGAACATTGCACATGGGAAAGAGTAGATACAGAACCCGAAGGCCATCGTTCATGGATCACTTATTGTCGCTATGCTGAAGTTCCGGATGGAACATACACCGTCTTATTCAAAGATTACAATAATGGTCACAAACTCAACATTATGCAGGATACAATAAGGGAAACAGAAGAACACGAGTGGCTATTGGGATTTTCAGGCGATGTACTGATTGGTGGCTTAGGCATAGGAATGATCCACATTCCGCTATTGGCTTCTGATGACATAACAAGTGTCACAGTAATAGAGAAGGAGCAGGATGTGATTGATTTGGTTTGGGATCACTGTCCAAAGGATGACCGATTCACCCTGGTTCATGCAGACATCAATACTTGGGATCCACCAGAAGATAGTCATTGGGATGTCGGTTGGTTTGATACTTGGCTAACTCACGAAGAACCAATAGAGCAATACAAAGCGAGAATGATTGAACGGTATGGAGATTTCATTTCGGAGATAAATGGATGGAATTGGCCCTAAGAGTCCTGACACATTTATGAACCCTGGACATCCGAATTTGCCTCAATGACAACGATTAGTGCCGAAGAAGCCCTGCCAATACTACAGCAACAAGCCGCAGATCGTCTAATTCTTTTCAGATTGCATCAAGCCTGTACCCAGGATATTGTCAATTACATTGAGAAAAGGACACAACAATTAGAAAGAGACCTTGCAGAAGTGGCCGCCGCCGCTCAAACCCGTAGTTATGCCCAAACGAGCGTTATAACGCCCGAAGAGGATACAGATGAGGAAGAAGAGGCAGAGGTTGATGAAGAAGCCGATTCTGAGTGATAGTTGCTAAATAGCATTGCCCAATTAGTTCGCCCTGATAGCACATGGCGAATGCACTATACAAGGGAGATCTAGCCGAAGTCTCATTTGGCAAAGAAACAGGACTACGCTGCGATGGGGCGACCTGGACATTAACATCCAGTACGAGTAGCACGAGCACGATTACGGTTGGATCGGGTGCTTATTGGCACACGGGGTCATCAACCGTTGTTGAGATACCGGATAACATCCTTGTTGGATGTGTAGCTAAGATTACAGGCGGATCTAATTTCAGCGCAGATGACTTTGCTACGACCAGGAGAACATATTATGTCACCGCCAATAATACCTCAACAGGAACAATTACCGTTCAACCTGCACTAGCTACAAGTGCATCTCAAGCCGCAGGTGCATCTGATAATCTTGTCATAGAAGCATACAGGTGTCCTACTTTTGATGCAGGGATGTCTGACGCATCTAACAGTCAAAAAGTCAGAACCGATCAATTCATTGGTTTATTGAATGAATTTGCACTTCCCGAACCTTCGATAGATGTGAGGAAGCAACACGTTATTGGCATGGGCAGGGATGTCAATGTGATCACAAGTGGGCGTGAAACCCTGGAAGGGGGATCCATAGAGGTGAATGCTCACAGTATGAGGTGGTTGAAGTATGCCCTGGGCGGTCACACGGCCAAGAGTAATGGTTCGTTAGCGACCTTAGCATCGGGTAGCAACACTATCTCTGAAAAGCTATTCAATGTAGGTAGTGATGGATCGGTGACTGGTAGAGCGGAATTACAGTCCGCATCTGGCACTGCGGGTGATTACACCGCTATCGGAGGAACGGGAACCACATTTACGGGCTTGGATAGCCTGTCCACTACAACAGGAACTAACTTCATGATTGGTGCTAAGGTGGCATCAACAAGTAGCACTACTGTCACATTGACATCAAAAGCCGTTTTTGCCGTCACAAGCGGAACTGCCGCAGGTGTCCTCAAAGTGAATGATAGTGGAACTACGAAATACGCATCATACACAGGAATATCCTCTAATGATGTCCAGGGGATAGCAGACATTGACTCCGGTGCGGCTACTTTGGCTCTTGCAGCCAACAAATGTGTAGTCTTGCTTCCTCCTCTTGAAGCGGCGGTTTCTATTGGAGATACGAAACTTGACGTGGGTGCTACTGTTCGTGCAATGTTTTCAGTAGGCGATTATGTTCAAATCATTGACAAAGATACTCATCAGATCCCTGGGCAGGATGCAACTCCACCTACGATCTTCAAACACGAGATCAGGAGAGTCATAGCAACCGGAGGCGATTTCATTCATGTTGAAGAACCATTCATCTTTGCTCACGCAGTTGCTTCTTGTGGCATTGACAGGCTACGCTATACTGCCGATGCGACAAAAGGTAGTCCAAACATCCTTTCAACCACGAAGGAACTTCAAAACGGCGTGACTCACACCCTTTTCGGTCACAATGTTGTTCCTTCATTCACAATTGAGCAATCTCTCAGAAATAGCGATGCTACTCCTGGTGGAGAACAATTGCTTAGGCTATACAGTGGGTGCAAAGTAGGATCCGCATCCGTAGCGGCAGATACAGAAGGGGAATTGAAAGTGACTTGCGAATACCAAGCAGCCAGGCACTATACAGACACGGGCAGTATGTTCAGTCCTCATAGGATGTTCGATAACACGGCTGAAACGGGTGCAAACAGGAAAGTTAGCGGTATTGCAGTTGATGGAGAGAAACCATATCTATTCCAGGACATCAGTATTGAGATATTCGGTAGGCCCGTTCTAAGAGCAACCGAATTCAATCTAAGCCTTGCAAATACAAATACTCCAAGATGGTACATTAGGGGGTATGAAGGGGCTACCGCAGATACCGATCAAGTCCAACATGGGGCTACTCAAACTCCACTTGACATTACAGAAGGAGTTAGGGAATACACATTCACATTCAAGGCCCTGGTGGAAGATGATAGGCTATGGGAGGAATTGAGAACCCGCAAGCACCATCAAAACACTAACGACATCACCTTCACAATGAATAAGCCAGGAAGTGCTACTACAAGGCAAACTGCGACTATTACTCTTGAGGATTACACCATCATGAAAGCGGATCACCAGATTCCTTCGGATAAAGGGCCTGTGATCGCAGATGTTGAGCTTGTTGTGAGGCACATGAAGGTCACAGAGAACAATCCTTACTTCATTTTATGAGAGAACAGTAAAGAACCATTGAGAAGGAGCGTTATACCATGCGATTAACCGGATTCGTGACAGTCGGCGGAAATAGACAATGGCTTGACTGGACAATAACAGGTACAGAAATAGTCGATGGGCCTGGTCTGAGTTCATCCGAGATTAACTTGGAAGGGCTACTTGTTCCTGTCGTGGAAGAGGTGGAAACACCTGACGATGGATACGAAGATTTGACCGTCACGGAATTGAAAGTCCTGCTACAACAGGCGGGAGAGCCGATCTATGGAAACAAAGAACAGTTGATAGAAAGGCTGAGGGCATGGGATGCCAACAATCCAGGCTTACAAG